CTTACTTTACTACAAGCAGGATCTTGAGCATAAGCGTTTATATCATAGCTTCTTTGAGACATGCCATTAACAACTATGTCTACAAATTTAGAAATTACTGGAACTGGTTTCCAGTCTAAATTTAAATAGCTTAAATCACCATTAATAGCTAATTCATCTTTGTATTTTTGTACTGGTTGTTCTCCTCTAGCATAAAGTCTTAATAAGTTATAATTATTAAAATTAACAGCATAACCTGGAGCAGTTGTACCATATCTATAATTTCTAAACCATTCACCTTCTATAGCTCTACCAACAGCTAGACCGTATTCAATGGTTGCTTTTTCCGCGTCTGGTACTACCTGATCTGGAAAAGAACTGTCCATGTTGTAAGAAATTTGCATTTATTTATTTTATTATTTTAGAAATAATCCCATCATTATCGTATCTTTTAATACCTAAACTAATAGGTTGATATTTTCTTTCAGGATTTGGTTTGTACATATTTTTATTACACGCCATAATAGCTAAGCCAGAACTTATAGAAGCATCATGCTTTGTTCTATTATTTATATTAAACTGACTCCAATCTTCTAAAGTTTTAGAAAAATACATATCACCATAGCCATTAGCTTTTTGACCTACATAATTTTCAATATAACTTTCTATTGCAGCAGCGTGAGCTTGTTTAATATCTTCACTAGAATTAGGTATACCGCCTACTTCTTTTTCAGTTGTTGAAAGCTTGTTCCATATTTTATCTGGCCTGTTCATACTAAAACCTCTATAACCTCTACGCTTTAAATAGTATAATAATCTAGGTTTATTATTTTCAGCTAATATAGGCATGCCATAAAATACTAAAGCCATTAAAACATCTTCAAAGAATATCTCAGCTGTTTGTGGCCTTGATATATATTCTAAAAAAAAGTGGTTAGGCGGAGCATCCTCCATAGAGAATTTAGTTAATCCGTGTAAAGATCCATTAGAACCTTTACCATCCACAGTACCGCTAATGTCGTAACTGTCACAGCCAAAAGCTCCAACGTGTTCGTTACCGGGGTATTTAAGTCCATTTTTATTAATAACATTATTTTGTAAATAAGTTGGAGGTGCCCACGATATTAAAAATCTTCCATCGTTATTTGGTATAAATTCAACTCTAGTATCTTTGACACCATTGCTCCACATAAAACTTCCTTTAGTAACAGAAACTTCATTATTAATACCATCATTATAATCTATCTGTTGATATATTTTAGTTAGGTTAAATAAAGTATTTTTAGCTTCATCTCTAAAAGCGTGTGCTTCAGTTCTTGGAAACTGTCTGTAATATTCGTTTAAGCTGTCTTGATCTGATTTAAGTCCTTCAACTTCGTTTTCCCAGTGTTCAATAACTCCTGTTGTAATAAGGTAACCATCAATTCCTTTGACTGGATTTTCTCCTCCAACGAAGACAGGTAATCCATAAGTGTCCATGAATCCCTCGTAGTTCCACTCCATAGGTATGAACAAGCTATAGAGCCCAGAAGATGTTTGTCCGTTTCTATTTCTTTTAGTAACGTCAGAATTTTCGTATATTTTTTTGAAGTTGTCTCCACCTTTGTCTAAAGCATTTGAAGTTGAGCCCATCATACATTTACCTACGATTCTAGAACCAAGACGTAAAGTAGTTTTTGTAACTCTCCAGTTGTTTAATATATTATCAGGTCTTTCCCACTTGCCACTTTCATCGTGAGCTAATATTTTTAACTTTTCACCGTCGTAAGAGTTATCACCTGTATTTTTCCAGTCAATTGTTGTGTCTAATCCTTGTATATCTAGTTCTTTAATATTTTCCTGGAGCTTTCTACGAGTAAGCTTTGCGGCTGGAACACGATATGCCAACTCAGTCTTTGGCCGATCCATACCATCTTGAATGGGTTTAAAAAAGAACGGATAGTTAACTGATATGGGTACAACTTTATCCGTGAACATTTTTTTGGCATCTGCACCAGACTTGGAAAGTATTCCAAATCTAGCATCGGAAGATATTGTAGCTTGGTTGACAAGTTCTGCACTTGCCATAAAAGAGAATCCAGATCGTCTGTTTTTAAGGTAGCACATGCCGTAACATCTTTGATCGGCTTTGCATGCTTCCCAAAATATAAAGAAGAGTCTGTTTGCTTCCCTAAAGTCTGGCGCTCCAACGTCGATTTTTGACCATTGCAAGTACATATAATGAGCACCAGTAATGTAAGTATTAATACCATTGTTATAAAACCAAAATCCTTCTTCTCGTCTAGTAAATTCATCGTCTATATAATCATACCATTTTTCTTTAAAATCTAAAGGTAAGTCTTCCCAGTCAAACCTACTTTTTATCCTTTGTAATTCTTTTGGATATTCAAACTTTTCCCAATATTGTTCCGCTTTGACTTTGCTTCGTTTAAACGATTCATCTGCTGCTGGTAAAGCAATCCTGAGATTTTGTATTTCAATGATTTGTCCAATTTTACCTGTTTTACTTATTACTATAAAATCATAATCAGAGTTATAGCCATACTCCCATTTTTTAAACCTATTGTTTTTAGCTAGTATTTTAGAGTTAACAACGTCTTTAACTTCTTTCCAAAGTGTTTGTTGATAACTCATTTGCTTCTACGTTCTGCAAAGCCTTTAAAACTTTTAGTTTCTTTATTAATATCTTTACCGTCTAATATAGCTTGTTCTTCTTCTACTCTTTGTAGTATTTCAAAAGCGTCCATAATACAAAGCTTTTTTGTAGCTGCAGCATTTTTTAATCTATCAGCAGCTAGATCATCAGCACTATCTGTTATGATTTGCTCTTCAGCTACTTTAATTAACTCATCAACTGCTTTGCGCCCAGCTTGGATTATATTCTTTCTCGTTTCCTTCGTGCTCATGGATTAGTGCTATATCATTTGATTTCATACAATAAAGTCGTTCATCGTTTATAATAAACTCAAACTCAGAGTTTGGTGTGAACGTTACAAGTGTCCCAGGTTTTATTTTAAGAGCTTCTAAGGAACTATTAGTATATTTTATTATACCAACATTAGGTTGCTCTATATTAACATCTAATTCGTTTTTATTTATAATAGGTTTTACAAAGCAGTAATTTAAATGGCATTTGTCATTATACATATAAATTTGATCTGCGTTGCAAAAATACATATTATCTTTAAAATAAGTACTACTATTTTTTTCAACTCCTTTTATGTCGTAGTATCTTCTAAATATATTGTGATGTACATATGCTATATCACCTGTTTTTATTTTAGTTTTAAAAGCTGCAGGAGTTGAAACTACTACAGCTTTCTTACTAACAAACAAATGCTTTTCAATACTAGTATTTACAATTAGATATTTATCATCTAATTTTTTTATATTGTTATACCTATTATTAAAAGGTTTAACAATAAATTGATATAAACTTTTCACTAGTATTTTAAATCGTACTCTACAGATATAGCCATATTTCGATTAAACTTTTTCCAAGGAAGAGTTTCATTTTGTTTGGTTATCCAAATATTATATGATTGGTCTTCATCTTCAAAAAGAATATCGCTAATAGTATGTCCACCGTATACTTCTTGACCAGTAGAATAATGCATTGCATCATTTTTATAGTCAGAGCCTATACTAATCTTTCTTATCACTTTCATTATTCACGTATTCTCCAGTAGCAAGATCAATATTTACTTGGCCATATTTTTTCTCTAATTTTTGTTTTAAATCTTCTATATCTTGTCTTGCTTTAGCAGCTTGTATTAAAACATCATTTTTAGATAATTCTAAATTACCTAGTGTTATCATAGAGTTATTGTAGCTTTTAGAAAGCTCTTGAGCTTTTTCTAGCTCTTTTTTAGTTATTTTCATTTTATTAAATTTAATTGTTTTTTTTGTTTTAGTAATATGCTAATATTTCAGTAGCGGTAGTGCCATCAGTTCCATCTTTGCCATATATTTTTTTAACAAGTACGGGCATAAAAGTACCAGTAGGTACACCTACAAATTTAACAGGTGTAGTATCTCCTTCTAGTAATACTTTAACATTACCTGTTCCACCTACATATAAGCAAGCTCCTCTTTGTAGCACAGCTACTTCGTCGTTTACTGGAGTTGGTAAAATCTCTTGAGCTACGTCATTTTTACCAGTTCCACTAGCTATTGTTATAGCATTAGCAGAGTGAGCAAATCGTCTTGGCTCTGCTGCCATGTTACCTTCTAATCCAGCAATATCTATTTCTATTGATCCAGCCATTTTTAATTATTTATTTTTGTTATTTTTTCAGCACCACGACTTCCGAAGTATGCTACATAAACTGTTACCAGTAATGTTTTTAATAGACCTATCCAAGCATCGTCTACATCAAACTGCATGTGAAAAGAATCTACAGCCATCATAAAAACAGATGAAGCCGTTAGAAATATAAGAGCTAAAGGCCTAGTGTTTTTACTTAACAAAGAGTCTGACTTCATATCAGCTCTCCATCTACTAGAAACTTCTTTCAACTCTTGCATGTCTTGCTCAATTAGTTTCATAGCTTGCTCTTTGTCAACTGGCTTAATCTTACTATCACTTGTTATAAGATTTTTTACAACACCAAGAGTTCCTTG